ACCTCGGCTTCACTGGTGCCGAGCGCAGCGAGGAACCCCGATTCGCCAGCGACGCAGGTTGTCCACGCCGCCCGGTAGGTAGGGGCGACGATCCCCCAGTCGCACGGCGGTCCCTGATGCTCGCGGATCAGCTGGGCGAGACCCTGCGCGGAACTCCTCGTCTTGCCCGCGCCGCGTCCGCCCTGGTAGTAGGTGATCCGCCAGTCACCTTCGGGGAGGATCTGGTCCTCGCGGGCGGTCTTCAGCCACGCCAGGTGCGGGTCGGCGTGCCTGCGTGATTCCCGCTGGAGCTCGGCGAGGCGCCGCAGCTTGTCAGGCGGTGCCTGAATGATCGCGGTCACGGGCGGCCATCTCCGCATCCAGGCGGCGCAGTTCGGCGTCCACCGCGTCCTCGCTGATGACCTCGACGCGCGACTTGGCGGGAGCGTCGTAGCCGAAGATCTTCCCGCGCTTCTCGATCAGCCGCAGGATCACCGTCGAGTGGACCGCGATAGGCCCGTCGTCCAGGACATCCTCGAACACCGGGATCGGCTTGCCGTCGGCGTCCAGCTTCTCGATGCCGTCCTCGTGGCGCTCGATGCCCGCGAACCGGCGGACGACGCGCCCGTTGGACACGGCGACATGCTGGCGCTCCAGGGCCTCCCAGTTCTTCTCGATCAGCCGGTCCAGGCGCTCCAGGTCTTGCAGCTTCGCCTGCTCGGCGCCCTCGACGGGGATGTCCGCGAACGCGCGCTGGACAGCCTCGACGGCCTTGCCGCTCCCGGCGAAGCCGAGCTCGTCCGCGATCCGCTGGTACGTCCAGCCCTGGCCGTGCAGTTCCGCCGCCCGCATGTCACGGGCGGCGGACTCACGGGTACGGCGGAACTGGCCACGGCCGTTACGTGCTCCCGTGGCCATGTCCCTACCCCGGAACTGCGGCTAGTTGGACGTGCCGCCGGCAGCCGGAGGGGTCACGGGCGGCGTGCCGGTACCCGCCGCGGCCTTCGGGGCGATGACGGGAGCGCCTACGACGAGGGACGCGACTGCCCCGGTGGTCACGTTGATCGTGTCGGAGAAGGAGATGGTCCCGTCGGTCCAGGTGACCTGCGCGGCGCCGGGGGCGACAGCGGCGAACACGGCCGAGCCGTCCGGGTTCTGCGTCAGGGCCACCACGGCGCCGGCGGAGTCCTCGGTGATCGTGATGGTGTCGCCGGTGACGGGGAAGCCTGCGCTGTCGGTCTCGGAGGCGGCCGGGTAGGTGGCCTGGTCGCCGTCGGTCATGGTAACTGCCATGTCTGCTCCAGTTCGGGTCAGGGGAAGGGTCACGGTGGGGTCTGCTTGGCTGGTGATGACGGGATCGCCGACGGTGAGGGTGACGGCGGGGTCGAGGGTGAGGAACAGCAGGAACTCGTCAGCGGCCCGCCTCACTTCCCATCCCGTGTAGAACCCGGTGCGGCGGCTGTAGATGTCCACGGCGAGGCTCAGGGCGTCCAGGCGGCCGGGATGCTGGCCGAGCCACCGGGAGAACTGGGCGGCGCAGTCCAGTACGTCAGCGCCGGTGAAGTCGTCCTCCTCGCGCCGGGCGTACAGCTCGACGGCGAGGCGGAGGGCGTCGGGACGCCAGTCATGCGGACGCGGCGGCGCGGGCCCGGCGAGGGGATCGGTCAAGCGGTCACGCTCCCGTCCTGGGGATTCGGCGGTCAGGCGGCTTGGCGGCGCAGGATGCCCTGCGCCATCTGCTCGGCCCGCTGCCGGGTCGCGTTCTCGGCCTTCGCCACGTCAAGGAGCCGGTAGCGGGGCCTGCCGCGGTCATCGCGGATCTCCTCGCCTGTCTCCGGATCGCGTGCCACCGGCAGGTGCCCGCGCTCGCGCCACTTGCAGATCAAGGCAATGGAAACCCCTGCGTACCCGGCCGCTTCCTTCGCGGTCAGCAGCGCGTTCACGTCAAGGTCGGGCACGCTGGCGGCCTCCCCGGACATGAAAAAACGCCCCCGGGAATCCCGGGGGCCTCAGGGCATGACTGCCGTGGCATCAGAGTATCCGTGACAACCATCCGGGGCAAGACGGCGCGTCACGCCACTTGCTGCTGCTCGCTCGCCATCCGCTGAACTTCGGCGTCGTATTCGGCGAGGGACAGGATGCGCCGGCAGTCGGGATTGGAGCACGAGACCTGCTGTTCCCCTTCGGTCCAGGTGAGCATCAGCAGCTTGCATGACGGGCACCGCATCGGCTTGCGCAGCGTCCGCACCCCGGCCTTGGCTGAGCCGGTGAACTCGCGGTGCCACTGGAGGATCTCCAGCCCGAAATCAGCGGCGACGGGAGAGCGGAGGATGCCGTCCAGGTGGTGCATCAGCCACGCGATGCAGGTGGTCTCGACCGACGCAAGGTCGCCTCGGGGTGCCGGGGACGGCCAGCGGCGCAGGTCCCGGTAGGCGCGCTCCCAGCCGGTCAGCATGCAGGCCAGCTCATCCTCGTCGTCGCCGGCCTGCGACGGGGAGCGGTCGCCGTCGGAGGAGCCGGAGACCCGCTCGGCGGCGTCGGACTGCTTCTGGCCGTCAGCCGTGGCTTTCCGGAGGGCGATGAGGTCGTCGAGCTCGGCTAGGCGCAGGCGGATTCGTGACGCGCAGGGACCGCACCAGGCCGGTTCCCCGAGCCCCGGCACGGTCTCGGGAGGGCCGGGCCGGGATTGGCTAGAGTCGAGCGGATCGTAGTCGGCGAGGGCTTGGCGGTACGCGTCGCGGGCTTCCCGGTAGCGCCGGTTGCAAGCTCCTGGGCAGATCTCCTCGCCGCTCATGGGCAAATGATGGGCCAACGGTGCCCGTGGTGCAAAGTCGGCTCGCTCACGCGGCCACCAGGAGGTCATCCCCGCTGCTATCGGGCGGTTTCTCGTCCTCCTGCTGGTGGACGATGGCATTGCCGGGCTCGTCGCCGCCCCACAGGTACAGAACCACGGTGAGGATGACGGGGAGGGCGAGAAGGATGAGCGCGTCGGCCCAGAGTGGCAGCACAGCAGACAGCACCGATCGGGTTGAGGGGGGCGGCAGCGAAGAAGAACTTGGAGCGTTTCCGGTCTGTGACCTGCTGAAACACTAAGATAATGCTAGCAGTTCAGACGGTGAATCGTCGCACCGGGATGCCCGCGCGCTCGGCGGCGGCGGCGCAGTGAGTAGCACCCTTGGAACCGTCGCGGATGAACGCCAGGCAGATGTCGGCTCCGAGCGCCACCATCGCCTGATTCCGCCGAAAACCCGCAGCCTTCCCGTGTCCGCTCCAGTCGGCCGGGTGATCCTCAACTTCCCATCCGAGCTTGCGCGCGGCCTGAGCGGCGAGGAAGTCAGCACCTGCGGCGCAGCCCTGGACGAGAACCGGCAGCCTGTCCGGGTTGAGGTCGCGGCGAGCCTGGATCAGTGCCCCGGTGATAGTCCGCCAGTCGGTCCAGGTCCGCGAGCCGGTCACGAGGATGCGGCAGGTCTCAGCCACCGCTACCGCCCCGGAGTCCCGCGCGGAACTGGCGGCGGCGTTCGATGTCCTCGTGGCCGTCCCGGTAGCCCTCGGTCCATGCCGCTGGAGCCCAGGCCATCGAGGGCCGGTCCTCATACGGGATGCCGGAGCGGGCGTCGGCCTGACCCTGGTCGTAGCCGTCGTGGTACTGGCCGGACATCTGATCGTCCCATTCAGGCTCAAGCCCGGTCTCGTCAAGGCTCATCGCTGCCATCCTCCACGCCGCTCATGTCGCACGTTACCGCCGCTGCGGCATCGAGGGCCTGCTGCAGCATCCGGGCGTGCGCCTGAGCCTGCTCCAGGTCCATCCGGGCCGCATCGGCAGCGTGAGCCGGATCCGGGAACAGGCTGCCGAACGCCATCTCGATCCGCCCGGCGGCCTGCTCTGCTTCTAGCCATCCGGATACCTGCTCGAGCAGCTGCGGCAGCATGGACGCGGCCCGGGACACGTTCCGGATGAGCCGGTCAGCGTCCGGCGGGTAGTCCATCGCCTCATGGTGGCGGGTGATGTGGTTCAGCGCGCGCACCAGCTCGGGGAGGGCGTCGCCGTACTCGGTCACGGTCGCGGGGTCGGCAGGGGCATCGGTGACGATGCTGATGGTGGTCACGGGGAGTCCTCCGGGTCTTGTCCCGGCTGGGCACGTGATGGCAGCAAGGGAGAGAGGCCGGGCATCCGCGCCGCGCCGAGCATGGCGGCCTGACACTCGGCGAGGCGAGTGAACGCGGCGGCGATCTCCAT